TCCAACGATCCGCGTGAAGTACTGAACGCTTCTGTCACTAAGTCCTTCACAAAGTCATATTTGCTTTCGACGGTTTCTTTTAAAAATTCATTTAGCTTTTCTTGTGCTGCCTTGATGGTGAGGTCATCAAACGTGATCCGATCAGCTATGGACACTTCAATCTTGATGGATCGATCAAACGAGAAAATAGTGAAATTGCCTTTTGCGTCCGTTTTCACATTGTTTTCCTTCATCGATTCATCATAGAGCGTCCCAACGCCTTCTTTCATCAACGCCTTAAACTGTGTCAGCTTTCCTTCCAGCGCCTGCGCTTCCTTCACGATCTTTGCAAGGGTCGATTCCTTCATTTTCTCAAGCGCCGTCACACGCGAACGAGGGATAGCCATCCCCGTTTCGTCGTACCATTTTTCGTCCTTTTTTGTGTGTAACATGTTTTTTGTCTTTTTTTTGATTGTTATTAATTCATCGCCGCTAATCTCATGGCTTCTTCATCTTTTTTTTTCTCTTTGTTAAGGATGGATCCCAACTTCGTGATTAAGTCACGCATTTCATTGCAATTCATCTCATAGAGTGCCTTCCCTGCTATTCGGGGCTGTTTCATAAACCGATTCACCTCTGCCCAATTTGTGGTGTCAATGCCGTATTTTTGCAACTTAAACAAAATGGAACTGCGTAGCCTTTTCGTTTCGCGTTCCTGATCCTTTTCCAGCGAATCAACCGTCTTTTGCATGTCTTCCACCATTCGTTCATAGCCTTCTGCATCCATGTCGTGAAATTCATGCAACGACACGGTGCGCATCCCGCTATATTGCCATACCAGCTCCTCCTTTTCCGCTCCCTTCATTTTATGCAGCAGTACAAAAAACCGTGCATATATGCCTTTAGTCGTTTTCATCGTCGTGTGTTTTAATTGTTAATTGTCAATTGTCAATTGTCAGTTGTTCTTAAGTCCCCAATATTCCTCCGCCATTCGTTCGTTTACATCAATGCTTTCACCACCACCATATCGTCCCACTGGAAACGCCCGAAAACCTTCCACGTTGAACGCCACATTGGCGTCGCGCCATATCCGCGTTGCTGTCCGTCCATCTGGTTCACGGCCCTTCTTGTGCGAAATGTAAACAAAGAGCTTGTGCGGAAATCGCGCTTTTAACATTTTGTAATCAGAGAAGTTCATATCGGCAAATTGCACCGAATCAAGAAAAACCACATCCGGCGATACGTGCTTGTCCAATCGCTCCACCAACTCACTGATCTCTTCTTTTTGTAACAAAATAAATCGACCGCCAACCTCTTCCATGCCTACTCGTTCGAGCGCCATCTGCATGGTGAGCGACAACCCCTCTTCCACTGAATTGTATGCCACGCGACTGAATTTTGTTAAGTATTTTGCCAACATCAAGGCAAACGTGGTCTTGCCATTTTTCGGATCGCCATAGATGAACCACGTACCGGTAAGTTCCGGCTTCCCGATGGCCGACAACCACACTCCGTCAAAATCTAACGTTTTGAACTTGGCATTTTTAACATTTTGTACCGAGTAAGCTCTTTTCATAGCGACCTCTTTATTTTATTCGTTGATTTTTTTTCGGTTTTCGGCGTGTACTCTCCTTCTCACGCGGCGCAAGTCTCCTTCGCTGTCGTCCTGAATGTTGCGGATCGTTGCCGGATCAGTCACGCCGTTTGCAATGCAAATCTCCTTAATGTCGTTCTTTGTCGATCCGTTCAGTTTGATGAATTTCCTTCCAATCCGGCTGTAAATCTCTTTATATCCCTTTTTATTGAGTCTTAAACCTCTTTTAATTCTCTTTTCAAGATGATCGGTCGCTGCCAGCAAAATGCCACAGTGATCTTCCAACTCGTTGTAAATGGTGATAAAGAAATATAGCACCTGATCGCTCAGCTTGTCGGCTTCATCCAATATCAGCATCGGTGATTCAGCTCTTTTCAGGGCCTTAATCACTTCGGCCACCATGTCACCCACTGTTTCGCCGGAGGCATCGATTCCCATCGTGCGCAGTAGGGCTTGTAAGAATAGTTTCCGGTTCCAATATTCTGAACATGATAGCGCGAACACGTTCGCATGGCTCTCGGTGTATGCTTCGATTGCTTTGCTCTTTCCGCTGCCGGCCTCGCCCGTGATAGCCATCACCAGCGCATTTTCTTGTGCATCGCCCAGGATGCTTGTCATGATTTTGAAGTCCGTTGTTTCCACGATCACCCAATTTTTTGATTTGAACCCAATTTGATTTGCTATGTTTCGAAACATCTCATCTTTGAAGGCATTCAGTTCGCCTTTCAATATCCGGCTCACCGTCGCCACACTCACATTTTTCAATGTGTTCGCTGCCTTCTCCTGTGTCCCGATTCGTTGACAATATCCTGCCAGCGCCTCCTTAATCTGTTGTTTTTCCTGTGTTGTCATTGTTTCCTGTTTTAAGTGCTTATATATTTTTAATACCATTCCGTTGATGTCAACGATATGGTATATTGTTTCCTGTTTTAAGTGCTTATATATTTTTAATCGAACATCATTTCTCTATTTATTAAGAAATCATATAGCTCAGCTGCGTTCGACATCGGGACTTCTCTATCATTTGCGTAAACTTTTAAATGATCATTTTTAGCGCCAAAATCAAGTTCCCAGCAAAAATATCCTATCCAGCATGGTTGACGTATGGTTCCTATGTCATTCATTTCTATTTGTAAAATCTCTATGAGCATGTTTTGCAAAGATTCATTATTTGGCAATAAATTAGCTTCAAAAGCATTAGGGAAAGCAGCCCCTAAATGTTTTGCCACTTCAACATCGTGTTCTCGTTGTTTTTTTATTGCCTCAATGGCTCTAATAAATAATTCTTTTGTCATGGTTTTGTTGTTTAATGGTTTCAATTTATGGCACCCGTTTTACTATCTTATGATTCAGTTGCTTTTTTGAACAGGTTCAAGAAAACAGTGAAATATTCGATGTATTTGCTTGTAGTGTAATCATTCAATTGAATAAACCTTTCGTGTTTTGTTTTAAAGTTAAGCCCAATAAGTTCTAATGCTAAATTGGTGAACTTTTCAAGTTGTGCTTCAATAAAATCAATATCGTTGTTACCAAATTCATGATTTTTCAGTCCAATGATAATTTTTTTAATTGGATCAATTAATAACTCATCAATCATCAAGGATTCAATCAATGCTTTGTTCTCTCTTTTGATTTCTTCAGGTGTTTTCATTGTCGTCTTAAAAACATAGCGTTCAATTTAGTTTTGCCCAATTCTCTATCAATATCTATTTAATATGTCCAATAGATCCACATTACTTTCGCCTTTGAGGTATTCGCCAATCTCATCCACTTCAACCAACTTTTTCTTTGCTTTCTTTTTAGGCGCCGTGGTTGTGTCGGCGTCCGTTAGTGTGTTGGGCACGCTGATTCCCTTCACCTTTGGCATCGTCAATCCATGTTGTGCAGGATGCATCCCTTCTTCTTCCATCATCTTTTCAATGGCTTCCTGCCGTTTCAATCGCCGTGCCTTGTTGATCAGTTCTTGTTGTTTGATGAAGGCTGCCTCGTCTTCTTCTTGTTCTTGTTTGCCTCGGTGGATGTCAAGATATTTACCCGCCAGCGTCACAAATCGAAGCCCCGCATGATCTTTCACATAGAGTGACACCACACTCATATCGTTTGGATCATATTTCACATAGAACTTCCTGCCCACATTGCTCTCGAGAAAGTCATGATCGGGTTGCCCATCGGCATCCATTACTTCATAAGCATATTTTATTTTCTTCACTTGTATTTCAATGCCTCCGGCGCGGTAGGTGCTCGGTGCGTCGGTCAATATGCCGAACAATTCGATCATATCAAACCATTCCACCTTCACCGCTTTCGGATTCACGCTTTCGCGGTACATTTCAATGCGTGGACGGCCCGTGTCAAAGTGTTTGGCGTTGTTCCACTCGTCTCGGCGTTGTTTGTAGCGTGCTTTTACTTCATCTAAAGTGGGCAAATTGGCCTTATTTGCCAGAATAAATTCCATATTGGCCTTGCTTTCATCCTTCTTTGTGGTGATGTTTTGGCCCGTGAAGTACCACTCACGGTGCAAAAATTCGGCCTGAAATCGCCCAAATGCGCTCTCTATCGTCTTCGATTTGCCATTATAGGGCATCGTATTAATGGCCAAATGCGCCAATTTTTGCAGAAATCCGCCGTTTTCAAGCTTTTTGTGGCCTCCTTGGTTGTCATAGCGTATTTCATAGGGCCGTTCGCCGGCAAATTGCAACGCCATCCGATAGGCTAAATATTGCGCTTCAAAATCCTCTGATTTGCTGATGTGATAGCCAAGCAGACATTCACTGTATGCGTCAATCACTTCATACACGTTGCATGTAGCTATTTTGCCGTTGTCGTCCAAATAATAGTAGTTCAATTTCGTTCCATCCGAATACCAGATCGAATCGCGCATCGTTGGAAGGAGTGTCCGGTGTTGCCGTGTGAACTTTTCCTTCGCCTTCAGTTCTCCATAGCGCATCGCATACCACATCGGTTCCACTTCCGGCTGATGCAGATATTGATGTATCGTCGTTTCAGTCGCCAACTTTGTCCATCCGCGCGATGCAGCTATTTCATTGTATTCGTCAAACAGTTGTTTAATCGTCACTCTTTCCACCGGCGATGCAAAGTGTGTTACAAGCCACCGCTTAGCGTCCGGTTCCAACTTATCGGCATTGCCATTTCCATAGCCTTTATGAATAAGGGCATAATAACCTTCTGTCAAGTAGGCTTTGAACTTGCGCTCCAGTGCGCGCGGGTTGTTCGGCAGTGAGTGCGGATAATTCCGCATGGTGTCTTCGTCGTTTATCCATGCTGATGCTTCATCCCAAAATTCATACATCTTTTTCCGCTTCCCGTTCTTGGCCCTGGCAGCCATTTGGCGGGTCATCACGTTTTGGATGGTGTTCAATATCGATGCTGCGTTTATATATTTTTCCTTTGCTGCATCCGGTAAGAATTTGCCTCCATCATATCGGTAGTTATTGTAATACACCACCGCTTCCGGATCCTTCACGATCTCCTTTATATAAGGAGTCTTATGCACCTTTTCCGGAGCCCCCAATTTCTTAATGACAGCGTCCCTCCTGTCAGCCTTTTTGATTGAATTAAAATCAATCAATGCTTCTCTCCCATTCCCTCCACGCGTCAACAGCGTGATATACCCCCTGCGCTTATCTGAATCATAAGTGTTTGGTGAAATACCGGTTGCCTGAATGTAATCAGTCGCCGTTATTGCTATTGTATTTTTAAAAGGGATATACATAGCTTCACTGTTTTTTTACATAGTCCATAAAGGAAAGCACCGAAAGAACGCCACAAATGATCACCATGACAATTTGTTGGGTATATCCCAACATTACTCCAATCAATGAGGCTGTTCCAATTAGTCCAAATAGGATTCCAAATCCCAACGTAATCGCTTTATTCATATTCTTTAATCTTTTGAAGTTACTCCGCCTCTTAGTAAGGCCAATTTTCGTATCCGCTTTGAGTCTTCTGTATTCGTTTTGAA